TGCAGCGCGCGGGGGCTGGTCGGGCACCCGTGAAGCGCGTGCGGATACTGCAGGGGGCCCCTCAGGGTCGTGCTACTCCCTCCGCTGATCGATGACCGTACGCACCCGAGGGTATCTTCTGTTGACGGTTCGCCCGCGGACCGCCTCTGCGATGCCCTCTCTCTCATGCCGAGGTCGCGAGAGTCTGACCACCGAGCTCCCTCGCACCGCAATTTTTTTCTTCGAGCTCTCCCCACCTCTCGACCAGGTGACCTCGGTGCGGGCGGCAGAGTATACCTGGTAGTTCTGGTTGACGTCGTCACCAGGATGTGCCACGATCTCGCATATGGGAACGAAGGCAGACTTCTACGTCGGGACGAGGCTCGGAGCTGAGTGGGTCGGGAGCGTCGGCTACGACGGCCACCCAGACCGTGACCTCCGGCGCCGCCTGAGCAGGGTCCGCACGGAGCGCGGGTTCCGGTCCTCGGTCGCCGCGCTGCTCAGCGAACCGCGGCGCGAGCCAACACTTCCCGGCGAGGGCTGGCCGTGGCCGTGGGAGGACAGCCACTGCTCGGACTACGTGTACGCGTACGTCCAGACGCCTCGGAGCTCTCGAGGGCTCGGGACGGTGCTGGTCCTGTGTGGGGTATCTTCTCCGAAGTGGGAGACGTTCTCCGAGCTCGACCGTCGGTGGCGTCGTCAGCCGCTCACGGTGGCAGCCGAGAGGTGCCCGACCTGCGGGGAGCTGGTGGCGAGCCCGAGGGTCGAGCTGCCGGACATGTCCGAACGAAGGGCGAGCCGAGAGGTCGTCCTGTCCAAGAGCGGCCTCGTGTTCCTCAAGCTGCCCAGTTCAAGTTGACGACGTCACCAGAGTGTGGGACGCTCCGCGCATGACGACGAACAAGGAACAGGAACTCCGCGCTGCGCTGCGCACGCTGCTCGATTCTGTAGACTATATGACTGGGGCGTGTCGGTCGAGCGAGCAGGTCGGTGCAGTGCTACCCAGTGTCGTGATCGTGAACGCGAAGAAGGCGCTCGACGCGTCTGAGGACCGGCAGGATCCCGAGCGTGGCGACCAAGATGACGCTCGACGAGGTCAACGTCCCGGTACTGGAGAACCCGAGGCTCCGAAGAACGTCGGGTATGCGAAGGCGTGGGTGAGCGGGCCGCTGCGGGTCACCGACCAGCTGTTCCCTCCCGAGACGACGAAGTTCGCGTTCGACCGGGCCGACGCGCTCGGGTCGTTCACCCTGTGCCTGTACTGGCGCGAGCAGGTCGACGTGTCGTCCGGCACGAAGGTCTATTGGGTCGACTTCGAGCTGTTCGAGGTCCGAGGCGCGCGGGCCGACGCGGTCCTCGAGTACCAGCGGCGCGGCGCGGTCGTCATGGACGACGCGGTGACCGACCTGTCCGAGGCGGAGGTCGCCGCCGCTGGGTTCGTGAAGTGGGACGGCTGCACCCAGCTCCAGGTCGCCGACGTCCACGTCGACCACAGGAGCGAGCTCCGCCGGCTGACCTGGGCGGTGTCCGAGGCGCGTCGTCGCTGCGCGCTGATCATGATGTGGTCGGACGTTGCCGTCGAGTACGCGGCCGACTAGCCTTCGGGGATGCTGATCAAGACGACGACCATGGCAGCCGTCCTCGCGCTGTCCGTGACTGCCTCCTGCGCCGCACCTCCAGGTCAGGTCGACGCCGCGCTGGGCGAGGTCTCGCAGTCGCTGACGTGCTTCAACATCCACTGCGCCGGCGCGAACTCTCCCGCCAGTCGGCTCCAGTGCATGATCAACTGCGGCACCGACGCCGTGCACTGCCACGACTGCGGGGCGTTCGACCACACGCCCGGCTGCGCGGGAGACCCGACGCAGTCCGTGTGCGCGGCCGGCATCGAGGACCCGTAGCACTTGTTGACAACGTCACCACGACGTGAGAACCTGCCGCCCATGCACAAGATCACGGAAGACGACGCCAAGGTCACGGTCACCACGACCCTGGCGAAGCTCAAGGCGTTCGAGAACGCGACGGTTGAGATGGCCGACACCCGGTACCAGGCCCGGATGGCCTGGCACGCTGCCAAGAGCGCACAGGTCGACTACGAGCAGAAGCTCAAGGAGGAAACCGCCGCGAACGACGCCCAGGTCGCCGCGGCGGCGGCTCTCCGCGGCGATGGTGGTCGATGACCGACCTCAAAGACAAGTTCGACGCGTACAGGGCCAGGGCCATGGCGGCGAACGAGGGACCATTCGCCGCCATGAGCGCCGGCTACGCGGCGCTGAAGGCGCTCATACGGGACGACTGGCCTGAGATCGGCAGCGCGCTCGCCGCTGACTCAGTGAGGTACCGAGAGGTCGGCCACGGTCACCGGGACGGCTCGCTGGTCGAGCTCGTCTACTCGGTCGGCACCGAGGCGCTCGGGTGGCGCACCTACGAGATGACCTACAACCAGGACTCTCGGGCATGGGTCCCGACGAAGAGGGCCGAGTGACTTGGCGGACCGCGGCGCGTTAACGTTGACAACGTCACCACTACGTGGTGTGCTCGTCGCTCATGAGATTCAAAGAAGACGGCCACCTCGTCCTGTACCGACACGACCTCCTGCCCGAGCATCAGGATGGTCCGCCGCTCTCGCTCCTGCCTGAACACTTCACTATCCAGGTGCGCCAGGCGGCTACGATGGTGAGCTCGCTCTATACGGTGACGTACAGTGACGACGTGCACCTTGTAGACCTCACCAAGTGGTTCCACGCCGTCGATGCCGACCTCAGGCGCCGCCATCACACCATGGCGTGCGAGCTGGCTGACGCCAGGCGGCTCATCAAAAAGTTCAACGACGGGGTGGTGCGGGTCGTGGAGGCCCTCGGTCTCCAACCCAGCGGAGCCGACTTCGACGCGATGATCTACCACATCGAGCGGTTGCGGCTGCGCGCGGATCAGCAGTTCTTACAGATAGTGCTGGGCTCGCCGGCTGGCCTGACGCCATGAGGCCGAGGTGTGTTGCCTGCGGGTCGCAAGGGCACGAGGCGGTCCATGACGACGGGTTGTCGGTCGCAGACGCGGCGCGCTCCTACTGAGTCGCTAAGTGGGAAGTCTACCGCGCAATCAAAAAGATGTACTCAGGGGACATCAGGCACCGCCGGTAGTTGTTGACAACGTCACCAAAGTGTGGGAACCTCCTTCTATGAAGACGAGATCGATCGTGGAGGACGTCTCAGGCTCCCTCAACCGGAGGTACTTCGCCGAGGTGGAGGTCGACAACGATATCAACGTACGCCGCGAGGGTCACAGCACCGCGGAGGCCGCGCAGAAGGTCGTCGCCTCCATCAGGTACCAGGCCGACGCCGCGGAGCGCAAGTTCGTCGAGTCCGGCGTGCTGCTGAAGACGGACCCGTCGTCGGGGCAGCGGTTGGAGGACACCGCGCGGGCGCTCGGCTGGCGGACGGACTGGTCGAACGGCGACGTCCCTTACTCGTGGGACGAGGTTCTGGAGCGGGTCAGGTACCTGTCGACGGATTTCATCCGCTCGGGTAAGAAGCCGTGAAGACGACGACGTTCTTCGGCGAGGAGGTCGGCGACGTCTCGCGTGACCAAGAACCTCAGGTCGCGGAGCTCGTACGGCTCCGCGATGAGAAGGCGAGGCTCGAGGCGGAGGTCGCCGAACTGCGGGCTACGGTGGAACGCCGAGACGTGCGGATCGAGCAGCTCTACGCTCGGCACAGGTCCGTCGTCCGCGAGGTCGGGTTGGCCCTCGGGCAGGGGCTCGCTGCGGTCGCAGCGGCTCAGCGTGCCATGGACGGGTTGCTATCGTGAGCGACCTGGTCAGGGCCCGCACCGTCTACCGGACGGTGGCACTCGACGACCGGGCGCGGGAGCTGTTCGGCAACGACGTGGAGGGAGGCCCGACCGCCGCCATCGCCGACCTCCTGGCCGCGGGGCAGGAGACCCGCGCGATCGTCCGGCTGGCGCGGTGCTGCGAGGCGTGCTTCCGCGGAGACGCGTCCCTGTCCGACACTCCTCCGGCATACTACGCCAGCTGGGCGCCGAAGAAGGCCAGGCGGGAGGAGACCGCCACGGTGAGGCCCGCTGCCGGGGCGAAGTTCTGGCGCGGCGTCATCGACGAGAAGGTCCTCGCCGCCAAGGTCGACATGGAGAGGCGCCGAGCGGCCACCGACGATGACAACAGCAACAAGAAGAACGGAGACAACCAGTGAAGTTCAAGTTCCAGCGGCTCAGTAACCAGGTCACCGCGGTCCTCGCCGTCGTCGTCCTCACTTCGACCGCGGTGGTCGGCTCGGTCATCGTGTGGTCCGAGTCTCGCCGCGACGAGCAGGACGTGCTCGACACGGCCCGCGCCGTCGCGGCGGGGCTGTCGCAGCTCTGCGGGACGACGCTCGAGGCTGGGGTAGACGGCGGGTACCTGACGACGGGTGACCTGTTCGATGGCAGGCTCGACCTGATCCCGGGCGCGAACACGGTCGACGGCACCGGCAAGCTCGAGGAGAAGCACTACCACCGCGGGTACGACTGGTACACCGACCGCGTGTGGGTCCGGCCGTTCGACGCGGCGCTCGCTAGCTCACCCGACTTCATGTACACGATCTGCAACGACGCCGACGGGTACATCCCAACGAGCAACAGCGTCTCGATGCAGCCTCCAGGCAAGGGTCCGTTCCGGGCGAAGCGGTGGGACGAGCTGCGCACGCCGATGCACCTCGCCGCGGCGCACAGCCTGGAGCCCTACCTCGTGCAGCCGTACCTCCGGGAGGGGCGCTGGGCATGGGACGTGTCCGTCCCGATCTCCGTCAAGGGTCGCCACTGGGGCGCGGCGCGCGTCGGGGTCAGTCAGGACAGGATCTCCGAGCGGAGGTGGAGGCTTGCCCTGGCGCTGGCCGGCATGCTGCTCGCGGCCGGGGCGCTGACCATCGAGGTCGGCAGGCGGGTCGTCCGCCGTGCCACGACCCCTCTCAGCGACCTGGCGGCCACGGCACACGCGGTCAGCGTCGGCGAGGACAAGGAGGAGGACGCCGTGCCTGGGCTGGACAGGACCGACGAGGTCGGCCAGATGTCCAGGTCCGTGAGGCGGCTCAGGATCAGCATGCGGGCGGCCATGAGGCGGATCGACGGAGACGGGGTGTGAAGGCGTCCGCGCGTGACCACCGCGGGGCGAGGAACCCGAACGCGGTGCTGACGCCTCGCCTGGTCGGCGAGGCGAGGCGGCTCCACGCGGCCGGGTTCGGCTACGGGTTCGTCGCGCGGTGGCTCGACGTCAGCAAGAGCTGCGCGCAGGCGCTCCTGACCGGCCGGACCTGGAAACTCAGGCAGGACAAGAAGCTAGTCAGTCTTCCTCGCCGCTGAGCTCGGCCATCTGCTCAACCTGGCCCCAGCGCTCCTCGAACTCGTCGGCCGCGACAGTCCTTCCTGTTAGTGTCGGTCGGACACCACCAGCTCTACGGAAGAAGACCTGCAGCCGCCCGGCATCATTGATCGCCAGGCGATCCAGCTCCAGACCATCCGGGACGACGTAGTTTCCCTGGTCGATGCTCCGCCTGATCGCCGCGCGCAGCTCACCCTCGGCGGCGGCGACGACCTCGGGGCTCACCTTCCGCCCGACGAACTTGCCGAGCACGTCGCGGACGACCTCGTCGAGGCAGCGCTGGCGGTCGGCCGCGTCTACCTCAGCCAACGTCAGGAGCGTCGAGGGCCGCAGCATTGGTCAGTCTTCCTTGCCCGCGGCGATCCTGTTGAGCTTCTTGACGTCGATCGGCTGGGCGTTCTTCCTCGCGTACTTCTTCAGGTCGACCCCGTTCTTGCGGAGCCGGCCTGCGATCGCGGCGGCGCTGTTGCGCTTGATGCCGAGCTTGTCGGCAACCTCCGTCACGGTGCTCGAGTTCGTCCAGGCTCGGGCGAACTCGGCGTAGTCGGGTGAAGCCCTCCGCGTGTTCGGCGGCGCGTCGTCGTCGTTCACGGTGTCGTCGGTGAGGGCGTCGTCGTCGTACGACACGCTGCTGGTCTTCTTCTTCGAGATCTTCTTCGACTTTTTCTTCATGGTTGTCTCCGTTTCAACATATTCTTGTATACGGATCGCTTAGTAAAGCCAACGAGCAACGAGAAAGCGAAAAATATGAAGCTACCTGCGTTTGTTCCCGACATCCATCATACACCAGCTGGGACGCCGTACCTCAAGGAGCCCGGAGTCGCCCTCGTGGCGATGCCGCGCTTCATGCCGGAGCAGGCGACTCAATTCGTCAAGAGCTTCGGCGACGTGTTCGACGCGGCCGACTATGAGGACGACTGGTACGAGAACGGAGAAGGTGGATACCGCAGCCCGGACCCAGGGGTTCAGAACCTCAAGGTCGACGATGGTGCGGCGCTGTGCAAGTTTGCTGGTCAGACCTGCTACCTGTCGTTCGGCGAGAAGCGGACCCGCAACAGCCCGGAGGAGGTGAAGCGCTACTTCGACAACATCAAGTCGTCTGGGCACGGCTCAGTGACTGAGCACGCCTACTACTCGATGGTCGTGTGGGGCGTCGACCGCGCGTTCTCCCACGAGCTGGTCCGGCACCGCGCCGGGTGGGCCTACAGCCAGCTCTCGCAGCGCTACGTCAGCGGAAGGACGCTCAGGTTCGTCGAGCGTCCCGAGTACCAGGACGACCCGAGGCTGCACGAGTCATTCGTGCGCTGGATCGACGACGCGAAGGAGGAGTACGACACCCGGGCGGCGCTGCTCGCGCAGAAGATGAGCGCGCAGCTCGTGGCGAGGACGCTGACCGAGAGGCGCAAGGCCGTCAACCAGGCCGCCAGGAACTGCCTGCCGAACGAGACCGAGACCGCAGTCGTGCTCACCGGCAACGTCCGCGCGTGGCGGCACGTCCTGGAGATGCGTGCGTCCGTGAGCGCCGACGTCCCGATCTCGCAGGTCATGCTGCGTGCCTACGAGATCCTGAGAGAGGTGTCGCCTGTGATGTTCGACGACTACACGCGCCACGACGCCGGAGCCAACAACGCAGGCGACAGGCAGCACCTGACCACGCTGTACCGGAAGGTGTGAAGAGTGCACTTGCCTACAGCACGGCGGTCATGCTAGACGAGTTCTAAACTCTGAGGACTGTATGTCGATGACGATCACCAACAACCAGGAAGACTCGTCTGCCTGCCCGATCTGCCGAGAGCCTAACCTGACGCGGGTCAGCTGCGTCTACACGTCGTGCCGGTTCTCCGTCACGTCGTGTATGCGCTGCGACAAGGCTCAGGCGGTTGCGGCGTTCATGGCCGACCACGAGAAGGACTGCACCCAATGCCCGGCGGTCGTCACCGCGTCCCGGCCGGCGTTCGCGGCTCCGTCTCGAGCCGCGTAGCTACGCGTCCTGCTGAGCCGACCCCTTGAGGTCGTGGTCGAAGTACGTCAGCAGCGTGGTCCAGTCGAGACCGTTCGGTGCCCGACCGGCGATCGTGCCGACCGCGTCGTGGTTGACGTGGGCGATCAGGATCCCGTTGTTCCGCTGCGCGCCGTACCTCGCGACCGCCCGGGGCGTGACCCACACCAGCAGGCCCCACGTGTCGACCAGGAGCCCCTTCTCCGCGTCGTGGTCGACGACCGCTACGCAGTGGCCGTTCTCCAGGACCGGGTCGCCAGCGACGTCCCAGACATCGCCGTTCCTCTGCGGCATGCCGCCGGAGTTCAACCACTCGGCCGGGAGCGCCATCGACAGGTCGCACGCGCCGCTGGTGACGTGGTTGGCGAGCATCACCTCGTGCCAGTTGGTGGCGTTGACCGCGACCCACCCGACGTCCTTGCTGCCGTCAGCATAGCCTGACCTGACACCGTGGTCGGCGCTCACCGTAGGGTCGCAGCCGTTGTCGGTCTCTGGCTTACCTGGGATGTACCCGCCGATGACGCGGTACTCGTGCAGGAGCTGGTCATCGCGGTAGATGAACGCCCCTTCGCTCGACGCGTTTCCCGTGAGGACGCCGATGCGCCTCGCGCGAGCCGCGATCACGCAGTCGCCGAGCTGGTTGTTGAGGAACGTACCCGCGAGCATCGCCTGGAACGAGCTCGACGTGTTCGCGGAGAAGGTCGTCCGGTTTGGGACCGTCAGGGTTCGGTCGCCGACGATGTGGCTCATCGCGAGCGCGTGGCGGAGGTGAAGGTGCTCGACTCGGCAGCCGCCGACGCGGACCTCCCGACCGAGGTGCGGGGCGAAGGTCGTCCTCACGCTGACCTCACTTCCCAGCCGCGCGGCGGGCGGAGAGGACCTCGCGGGCGCGCTGCGGCAGCGTCGTCGCCGCGGGCGCGAGCACCCGCGGGAGCTCCTCTGAGCCCGACCCCGAGCCGGAACCAGCGCCAGGCTGCGACATGACCGCCTGCAGCGCGCAGTTGATCAGCTCGGACGCGTCGGTCACGGCGAGCGCCTCGACCGCCTGCAGGTAGTTTGGCTGCTCCAGCGCCACCAGCACGTCGCCGAGCACGCCGTTGTCGAGCACGCACTGCCCGGTCTTCAGGGCGACCTGGCCGGCGCGCACGCAGGCGAAGCTGAGGCCGAGTCCGAGGACGCCGACCACGACCAGCGTGCCGAGCCGGGCGAAGCCAGCCTGCGGGAGCTTGCGCATGTTGACCTCGTGCTCCATGGACATCTTCTGCACCAGGACCGAGTGCTCGAGGCTCATCTTGCTCACCTGGAGCTGCGCCGCCGACGCGATCGCCTGCTTCTCCTTGCCGGCGTCCGCCCACCCCTGTGCTCCGATGTAGGCGAGGAACGGCGAGACGAGGAGGAGGATCCGGGTCGGGTCGACGCTCCACCCCAGGTAGGCAGCGACGGCGCCGCCTCCGGTGAGGAGCGCGACGACGAACTTCTTGCTGAGCAGCAGGTCCTTCACGATCTTCGGCATGCCAGCAAGATATGCAGAATGTTCATGATGCGTCAAGTGAAGTAACTTGACCTACGATGAATGATAAAACCACAGACATCAGCGAGTACGTCGGACACCTGTACGTGAGCAGCAACGGGCAGCTAGTCGTCGACAAGCACGTGTCAGATGCGGAACACCTCCTGGCAAGCTCGGACCAGGGGTCGCAGCCACTCTACGGCTGCAGGATGTACATCGACGACCTGATACCAGAAGAGTGGAGGAACAAGCCTGTGAAGCTCACCGTGTTCAAGAACAGGATCACTGATCAAGAAGTCATACCGACGTTCACGCTGGGTATCATGATCACGCGGGTATGCTCTTCTGCATCGACGACCTCATCACCGGAAGTCCTCCAGGTAGAACCATCGCCGTGATGTCGATCGGCCCGAACCCCGGAGCCTCGCGCGGGTAGTTCTTCAGGTACGACTCCCCGTCGCCGTCGTACTGCCACCCGAGCAGGTGGGCGGGGTCGGTCCCAGTCTCGGCGATCACGTCGATGGTCAGGTGCGGCCCGTACAGGGCGATCACGCTGCGCCCGCAGCCGAGCAGGTTGATCGGCGCGCCGGCTGTGTGGATCCCGAGCGCGCGCAAGAGCTCACCACCGTAGAGCGTCGGCTTCCAGCCGGAGAGCTGCTCGTACCGCGCCACCCACGCGCCGACGCCGTCGAACACCTGCTGCGCGCTCGGGATGCTGCGCTGGCCTCCGCGCTCGACGTCCACCATCGCCCAGAGTGTACCGGGGTGCTCACTGCCGATCTGATCCATCATCTTCCAGAAGAAGTCGGCCTGCGTCCGCGGCTCCTGGTTGAGGTCGAGGAAGTGGTAGTAGCCGTCCCAGAAGTCGCCGGAGCTCGACCTGCCTGCGTACCTCGGGTGGTTGACGATGGTCGTGCGGTAGTGCAGCGCCCGCTCCGTCTCCTCGTGGTACGTGCCCTGCGTCAGCTTGTGGACGAAGCCGTGCCACGGCGGTCCGGCGTCCATCAGCGCCTGTACGTCGCCGAGACCGTCTCCGACGTACGTGTCCACGATGAGCGGGTCTAGGGGTATTGTCTGTGATGGTCCTGGTCTGGTGGTCGCCATGGCTGTCAAGCTACACGAACTCGCTGCGCGGATGGACCAGGTTCTCCGTCGGTAACCCAGTAGTGTCGGATGGACACTATCGGACTCTATGGTTGACTAACCGTGTCCTAACCGTGTACTAAGCAGAAGCGACTCGGATCGAACCAGGACCAGCGAGGTGGACCAGGTAGCCGGGTGCCGAAGCGCGATAGGTTCGCCCGCCTCGGGAGGCGGAGCGGAGCCGAAGACGGTCCCTGAAGGCCCCGTCTGGTGGTGATGGTGTGGATAGCTGTGCTCGTCCGGATCCGGATCGACGAGGATCGGTGGGTCTCTAGGGGATCGACTGGAGGTGATGGTGTGGAGAGGTCCGTGGACGGTGATCAGCTGGGATCGATCCTGCCGTGCTCGCCGCGCCTGGTTGGTCCGGGAGGACCTGGTTGTTGACACTGTCACCAGGTAGTGGTACGGTCGGCCGCATGATCATGTTCCTGGCGATCTGCTACGTCACCCCAGCCCTGGCCGTCGGCGGGGTCTCGCTGCTGTTCTTCGAGGACGTGGAGTGGCTGCCCGAGGGTGGTCTACCGGCCGTGCTGTTCCTCTGCGGGCTGTTCTGGCCGGTCACGATCACCACGTCGCTGGTCGTCGTCCTCGTCTTCTGCGCTCGCCGGGTCGGCGGCGGGTTCGCCGTGCTCTGGAGAGCTCTCCGCGACCGGAGGTCGAGGGCTGCGGCGGAGGCTCAGGTCGCGCGGGACCAGTTATTGCCGAGCGCGAGGGTCGCGCGGGATCGCCGGGCTTCGTGACCGCGATCCTCGCGTCTGACGTCCGGCCGAGGTGGGTCAAGTGGGTGGTTCCTCGTCGTGGTGACGAGTTGCGGGTGGTGGTATCGGTCTGCTGGTACCTCCTCAGCCTCGTCGTGTACTGCGTCAACCTCATCGAGTACGGTTTAACGTCAAGGCCGATCGATCACGGGTGGTTAGCGGTCTCGAACCTCGCGTTCATGGGTTGGTTGTTCCTCTGTGGTCAACTGCATCGTCGTCGGTGAGCATGTACAACGATCTGTAGCTCAACGGACAGAGCAGTGGATTTCTACTCCACGGGTTGTAGGTTCGATTCCTACCAGATCGACGATTGCGTCAAACACACGAATCGTCGCTCGACAGTACCTACGACCGTGACCCGTCGTTTTCGCCTGATCGGTCACGAGGGGCTTGACTGGCGGCGGGCGGTTTGTGCTAGCCTAACGCCACATGAGCATCTTCGTCAGGGTGGGTGCCGAGACGGTCTGCGTCGATGGCCCGGGCGGCGACGTGTTCGGGACGTCGCCGAGGTTAGCGGTGCCATACGAGATCCTCGACCGCGAGGTTGAGAACTCACTCGCGCGCCAGCGCAGGGAGTCCTGGCTGCGCGGACCGCTGGGTGTGTCTGCACCAGCCTGCGTCGAGGAAATGCGGCGTCACGTGGAGACAATTGCCGTCGCGATGGGGTTCTACGTTGCCGACGTGGCCACCGATGACCACGTCACCACGTTCTACGTGAGCCATGGGTCGGATCGTTCACGCAGCGGGCGGGTTCTGGTGAATAACAACGTCGCCACATCGTGGTGCCCGCTGCGCGACGCGAGAGTCGGGGAGGCCCTCGGCGTGCTGCTTCACACGGACCGCACCGTTACCTCGGTCGGCCTGTGACCGGGCTCGACGAGCTCGAGGCTGCCTCGGCGCGGGCGAACCAGCTCTGGTACATCGCGCACCCGGTCCATCCGACCGCGGAGGAGGTCGACGATCGCATGCGTCGGCTCCGGGGCTACGTGGGTGGTTCACCGGGCGACCGCGAGGCTCGCGAGGTCATGGTGGAGGTCATCCGCGCCAACCTCGAGAACGCGAAGTCGTGGCTGGCGTGGCTGACCACGCGGTACCCGGAGGTGACGTTCATCGCACCGTGGATCGCGGCGATCGAGAGCGGGGCGGACGACGACCTCGTGCCGGAGCAGCGCGAGCGCGGCCTGCGCGACTGCTGCCGGACGGTCAGCGTGTGCTGCGGGATCATCCACGTCGGCGGCCGGGTGTCGAGCGGGATGTTGGCCGAGGCCGCGCACGCCGACCACGTGGTGGACCTGACGTACCTCGGGCGACTGCCTCCCGAGGTGGACCCTGTGATCGGAACCGATCCGAGGTGTGACCGATGACGAGCATCACCGACCAGCCTGCCCCGACGCCGCGCCCGGACCTCATCCCGGTCTGGGACCACGTGGTCATGGACTTCCGGCTGCGCTTCGAGGACGCGCTCGACGGAGTCGACGACGACAACAAGGACGTCGCGTGGCAGGTGCTCAACGACATGCGGGAGCGCGACGAGCTCGGCCGGGCGCGGTACGGGACCCCACTCACGACCAACAACGGTCGTGACCCGCTCGTCGACGCGTACCAGGAGATGCTCGACGGTGTCGCATACCTGAAGGCGGCCTGGCTCGAGGGTCAACCTGTACGGTACCTCTACTACAAACAGATCGACGGCCTGATCGTGCTCCGCAGGTTCATCCTGGCGCGCGAGGGCTCGAAGTGAGCGTCCTCGTCGACAGGGACGTCCTCAACGCGGTCGCCGGCGGCGCGATCGTCGTCGACCCGTTCGACCCGAAGTGCCTCGGGACCAACAGTTATGATGTCCACTTGGCGCCGACGCTGTGCGTGTACGCCGACCGCGAGACTCCGCTCGACGTCAGGGTCCCTCGCGCCACTCGCGACCTCGTGATCCCGGACAGCGGCCTGGTCCTCGAGCCCGGCGAGCTCTACCTCGCGTCGACCGTCGAGTACACCGAGTCGCACGAGCACGTGCCGATGCTCAACGGTCGGTCGAGCCTCGGCCGACTCGGGCTCAGCATCCACGTCACGGCCGGCACCGGGGACGTCGGGTTCTGCGGCCACTGGACGATGGAGCTGTTCGTGATCCGGAGGCTCCGCGTCTACCGCGGGATCCCGATCGGTCAGCTCTTGTGGATGACCGCGAGTGGTGCGCCGGACCAGCCCTACGGCGACAAGCGGTCCGCGAAGTACAACCACGCCGACTCGCTCCCGCAGGCGAGCCTGCTGCACGAGGAGCTCGGTCACGGATCGAAGCGAGGTGGGTGACGTGGGTAGGATCAAGGGACGCCGGCAGGTGACGCTGTACATCGACCCGACCTTCTACGAGGAGGTCCGCTGCGCCGCGTACATCCTCGGGGAGGACATCTATGAGTTCGCCGGCGCGGCGATGCGGGTGGCGATCGACGCCCGGCTGACCAGCGAGCAGCGCGCCGGGGTCAAGCAGATGGCGGAGCTGGCGCGCGCGGCCACCAAGAGCAGCGCCGCGTCCGGGAAGAAGGGGAGGGTCCCGACGATCCGGATCTCGAAGTCGACTACCTTGACGTAGGTCGATGTCGAGGAGGAGACTCACCCATGGCGATCTCGGTGGCCGGCGCGAAGCCGAAGAAGAAGCGCAAGAAGAAGGGGCTGCTTCGGAGGATCGCGAAGAAGGTCCGAGGCGCTGTCGGGAGGGCCGGGAGAGGCCGGCGGGGCAAGGCGAGCAAGAAGGCCGGGACGAGCGGCGCCGGCTGACGCCGCTCGCTGAGTCCTCTAAGCTGCTCCGCGAGGTCGGCGCGTACGCGCCGGGAGGGGTGGTGGTTGGGCTGAGCGGCGGCAAGGACTCGCTGGTCACCCTCGATCTCTGCGTCAGGGAGTTCGGTCCGGCGCGCGTCAGGGCGTTCCACATGTACATCGCCCGAGGGCTCGAGTGCGTGGAGCGGACGGTTCGCTGGGCGGAGCGCAGGTACGGGATCGATGTCGAGTTCGTCCCGCACTGGATGCTCGGTCAGGCATACAAGAACGCGACCTACATGCCTCACCGGCGCCGAGCTGACGGCTGGCGCGACACGCGGATGACCGACATCGAGCAGGCGGTCCGCGGGAAGCTCGGCTCGGACTGGTTCGCGTACGGGCACCGCATGAACGACTCGATCGAGCGCGTCGGCATGCTGAGCCGGAACGGTGGACTCGACCAGGTCGGTCGCCGGGTGTACCCGCTGCGGTCGTGGAACGAGGCGTCGGTGGTGGCGTACATGCGGGCTCGGCGCATCCCGTCGCCTCCGCGGCTGACGATCCTCCGGCGGTCGATGTCCGGGGTGTCCTTCCAGGAGGACGTGCTCGTCGCGATCCGCGAGCGCTTCCCGGACGACTTCGCGCTGCTCGTGGAGAAGTTCCCGTTCCTGCCCGCGAAGCTGGCCAGGTACGAGCTGAAGAAGAACAGCTGGAAGCAGGAGACGTACGTCGACAAGTGGCGGACGTCGCTGAAGGGAAGATGACAGTGAAGAAGAGCAACTCCGGCGACGTCAAGGGCGCCCTTCACCCGGCACAGAAGTTCGTGCCGACGCGTCTCCACCGCACGACGCTGAAGGAGGCGCCGTACAACCCTCGGCAGATCGACGACCACGCTCGCAAGAAGCTGATGAACAACATCAAGTCGGTCGGACTGCTGGACACGCTCGTGTTCAACAAGAGGACCGGTCACATCCTATCTGGACACCAGCGACTTGGCATCCTCGACAGCCTGAGCAAGACAGGGAGCGACTACTCTCTGGACGTGGCCGTCGTCGATCTCAACGAGAGAGATGAGAAGAACCAAAACCTGTTCTTCAACAACCCGAGCACGCAGGGGACCTACGATGACGACGCGCTCGCGAAGATGATCGCAGATGAGGTGGTCGACTACGACAAGGCTGGGTTCGACGACATGGACCTGCAGATGCGGTTCGAGGGGACCGAGTACGCGGTCACCATGTTCGACGACGACAAGGCACCGAAGTCTGTGCAAGACGACCTGGAGCAGCTGGAGGAGATCCAGCGGATGAAGCGCGAGCGGAAGGCGCACCGCGAGCGTGACCAAGAGGAGAACGACCCTGAGTTCTACGCGGTCGTCGTCTTCCCAGACCGCGACGCGCAGGGGCGCTTCATGGAGCGCGTCGGCATGAACAAGAACGACCGCTATGTGGACGGAGTCCGCCTCCACACGTCTCTGGAGGCGACCAAGGCGAGGTCGAAGACGTACGACGGAGAGGTGTTCGAGGAGATGAAGTTCTGGCTCGCCCGCGACCAGAAGACGGTGGTCGACGACGAGCTGACCAGGATCGCGTCGCTCCTGCGTGGCAAGAACATCCGGTCGCGCGCGCTGGAGGCGATGGCTGTGATATCGTCTCAGACGCCGATCGACAACATCACTGGTGAGGAGCCGGATAGCACTCCAACATTCAAGCCGCGCAATAAGAGGAAGGTGAGAGATGCCTGAAGACGTAGAGGACTACGTGGCGAAGGAGTTCCATGGCTTGGTGTCAGACCTCCAGCGCAACGACGTCGTGAGGTTCGAGGAGGAGAGGAAGAAGCAGGCCGAGCTGCGCGCCGCGCTCCGCCGGACCTCCGGGCAGGGTATGAGCGCCGGGGACCTGCTCAGGAGGCTCGACGGCGACCCCGCCGACGCAGACCGCAAGGTTCAGGCGGAGCTCGACCGCGTCGACAAGGACGCGAAGGCCGCGGTGGACAAGAGCCAGAGCAAGGCGGCGCCCCTCCCTGAAGGACACTTCCCGCCGCCGCCGGAGTGCGAGTAGTATCGTTGGATGCCGAACAAGCCGCAGCGTTACTCGTGCAGAGGTTGCGGTGAGAGCTGGGTCTCCACCAGCTCGCGGTGTCCGAACGGCTGCTCTGCGCTCGCCAAGTCCGACGGTGAGTTCACGAGGAAGACGTTCCAGGGAGACGACGACCTGAAGAAGGGTGGCTGAGGAACGTGCGCACGTTTCTCAGCGTCCGCGCGCTCTGCACGTTCGACGCCGACCAGCTGCAGGAGGTGTTCGACCAGCGGGTCACGATCGACGACACCGACCCGACCACCGCGTCGCAGGTGCAGGCCGGCCTCGTGACGCTCGCGGCGAGCACGACGAGCCAGCAGTTCAGCTTCGGGAGCGTGGTGTCGGCTGATACGCTGCTGGTGGTCGCCTTCCAGGAGGTGCAGGTGCAGCTCGGCAGCAACACCGCCCCGCTGGTCAGCGTCCGCCCGGTCCCGGCGAGCTCGGCCGCGGCCGTGGACTCGGTCTACCAGCGTCAGTCGCAGAGCGGGGTCCTGCTCCTGCGAGGCAAGGTCGGCAGCCTGTACCTGAGCAACCCGAGCAGCGCGGTCGCTGCCCAGGTGTTCGTCGCCGTCGTGGGCAACGCGCTCTAGCTGGACCAACACGTGTCTCAGCTGGTAGGCTGATTGCATGGCAGCTGGAACTGTGATCAGCGGCGGGTTTCCTGGTCGCGTCGCCCAGGAGGTCCAGCCAAACCAGAAGTGCTCCGGGTGCATGCACTATGATGGCCAGGCCGGGAGGACCGGGGTGTGCACGATCGGCGACTCCCCGTGGAAGTGCGGTGACGGGGACGCTCAGGACATCGGGTACGCCCCGATCGCGCGCGGGGCCGGGAGCTACCTGCCGGACATGAGCAACCACGGCGCGCACGCGCCGGAGGTCGGCGCGCAGGGGACGTCGGAGTTGTACGGGGCCGGCTCGACGCGCCCGGTGACGTTCCACCAGGTGTCGCTCGGCGAGGAGCACGTCCACCTCGTCAAGTCGATCGTGGGCCGCCACACCGAGCTGCAGAAGTCGCAGTGCCTGCTGTGCTCGATGCGCGGCGCGCGAGGCGGCGCGGTTCGGCCCGACATCGGGTTCCAGTCCTGCACCTGCGCGCCGATCCAGGCCACCGACGTCGCCAAGACCCTGGTGTCTCGGATGAGCAACGCGCAGCGCGTCGGCGTCAGCTTCGACGACCTCGCGCAGTGGGTCCGCGACGTGGCCAAGGCGGGGTTCAAGCTCCCGGTGCCGAGGAAGGCACGCAGTCTCGGCGCGCGCGTCGTCGACCCCGAGCGACGCGCCGAGGACCGCGCGCTGAACCGGCCGAAGAAGCCGGCCCTCTCCGACCAGGTTCAGGCCGAGGCCAAGACGCGCAAGAGCGACCCCATCCAGATCCAGCTCGACCGCGCCGGGGGCCACCTGACGCCGACGATCGAGAAGGCGTCGTTCTACCACATGGCCGGGAGGTACGACGTGACGCCGGCGGGCGGCGGGAAGCACCACGTCGACTTCCACCCGAGGGAGGGCGGCCCGTCGAGTCGCCTGAACGGGCCCTTCGGGTCACCCAAGGCGGCCCGCCACGCGCTGATGGTCCACGCGCGCAGGGTCACGGAGGGAGGGTCCTCGTCGAAGACCGGAGAGTCCCCCACCGCGCCAACGCGGAAGATCCGGGCGGTCGGCTCCGGGCCCCCGGTCGAGAAGTCCACCGGCGCCGAGGACCACCTCAGCAAGAGCTACATGGACGAGTGGGTCGCGCAGTTCCGCGGGACCCCGCTGTTCAAGGAGGCCCACAAGCTCTGCGAACAGGAGCTCGAGCTGCAGGAGGCGCAACTCAAGGACCGCGTCGCCCGCCTCAAGCACGACAAGGAGCGCGCCGCCGCGGTCGCCAAGATCCGCCCGCAGCAGGCGGACAGGTCGTGGGAGGAGGAGTCGGTCAGGCGCGAGCGCGTCCAGATCGCGAAGCAGCGGCTGGTCCTGAAGCTCGCCGACCTCCGGCTGGGAGGGGTGGAGAAGGGTGACTCAGTCTCCAAGGCGATCGACAACACCAAGCACTCCCACGTCGTGACCGGGAAGCTCGCTCCTCATGGTGCCGGGTACTCCGGCCGGAAGGCGGCCCACGCCGCGGTCGACCGCCTCGACAGCAAGTATGGGTCTTCTGCACACACTGTGGCGAGGAACCCCAACTACAAGCCGAAGACGCTGAAGTGGGACAAGACGTCGGCCTACGGCCCTGGAGGGCACACAGCTGAGGCGGGGCACGGGGCATATGTCCACTCACCGGAGCCGCACGGGCAGCACACCGTGACGTACTACCCTCATGGTCAAGGCAAGGATGGTGCCCTGCATGGTGGGACGCACTCGTCGCCGGCCGCCGCCCACGCTGCAGCCGAGATGCACCACCAGAAGATGATCGGGGGATGACCCGGTGGTCGACGCGCAGGGCATCGCGGCGCAGCAAGACAGGTTGCCACCCGACATCCAGAAGGCGGTGGCGGAGGCGTTCGGCGAGCTGGTCGAGAAGGCGTGGTCGAACGAGAGCCAGGCTACCAAGGCGGCCGGCCCGGCTCCCTCAACGAACGACAACCAACCCAAGTCGTGGTTCGCCGACCCATTCGCGCTGCTCGACTCGGTCGGCATGGGCTACCGCAACGCGCCGACGTACCTGACCTACGACACCCTCCGCCAGGTGTCCGAGCGCGACACCTTCGTCGCCCCGATCATCCTCACCCGCCAGGACCAGGTCGCGGCGTTCGCCCGCCCGCAGGTCAACAAGTACAGCGTCGGGTACCTGATCCAGCCCAACCAGGGCGACCCGAAGCGGCTGCTGACCCGGGGCGAGCAGGACAAGGTCGAGCACCTGACCAACTTCATGCTCCACACGGGGCGCGAGTACAACCTCGGGAGGGACGGGTTCGACCCGTTCCTCAGGAAGTTCACCCGTGACTCGCTGACCTACGACCAGGCCACGTTCGAGAAGGTCAGGACGCGCTCAGGTCAGCCGTTCTCGTTCCACGCGACCCCGAGCGACACGATGCGAACGGCGACCCCGAAGGTCCTCAAGGGGACGCCTCCGCGGCTCGCAGACCTGAAGAAGGACATCAAGTACGTCCAGCTGATCAACTCGTCGATCACCGCGCAGTTCACGATCGACGAGCTCGCGTTCTGCGTCCGCAACCCACGTACACACGTGAAGACATACGGCTACGGGCTGCCGGAGATCGAGACGCTCATCACGACGATCACCTCGCACCTGTGGGCTGAGGAGTGGAACCGCCGCGCGTTCTCACAAGGAAGTACAGTAAAAGGTCTCCTAAACGTCAAGGGGAACGTCCCCCCGGTGCAGTTCGAGGCGTTCAAGAGGATGTGGCACTCGCAGGTCTCCGGCGTGCAGAACGCGTGGAAGACGCCGATGCTCAACTCGGAGGACGTGCAGTGGATACCGATGCAGCTGAGTAACACCGAGATGGGTTACCAGATGTGGGTTGAGTATCTTTGTAAGATCACTTGTGCATTGTTCAGGATCGACCCGGCCGAGATCAACTTCGACCTGCGCGGCGGCGTCGGGCAGCAGCCGGTGTTCATGTCCACGAACGAGGCGCAGCAGAAGGCGAGCAAGGACCGCGGTCTCCAGCCGCTGCTGCGGTTCGTGGAGGACGCGCTGAACCGCCACGTCGTCTGGCAGGTCGACCCGAGGTTCAAGATCACGTTCGTCGGGATGGACGCGAAGACCGAGGAGCAGGCGATCCAGCTCCGCATGCAGCAGGTCCAGAACACGCACAAGCTCAACGAGGTCAGGGCGATGGACGGGCTGCCTCCGGTCGAGGACGGGGACGTCGTGCTCAACCCGGTGTACATCGGGTACCTGACCCAGCGGCAGCAGATGGCGGCGGCCGCCCAGCAGCAGGCGCAGCCCGGCGCCTCCGGGCCCTCCGGGTCAGCGGGCGAGGGTCCTCCGCCGAGGTTCACCCGCCCACCCGGTGAGGAGGAGAGCCACGGTGCGGACCAGCTCCGGCAGTTCGCGGAGCGCGCACCGGCCGGTTCCGGTCCGGGCGCCACTTCGTCTGAGCCCGACGGGTCGAGCGGGCCGTCGCCGCAGGTCATGTCGCGCCTGCACATCGACGACTGGGACTCCGTCGTCAGCCACTCGATCAAGAGCGACGACCTCGCGAAGGCCGAGGTATACGACGTCATCGACCTCGACTAAGATTCGGGCGTGGCGACCCCGTACCAGTTCGCGAACCGCGGCCAGCTGCTCATCGTCCCGGTCGGGCCGTCAATCGATGAGGTGCCGTACCCGTCGCAGACCCTGACCAAGCCACCGGACTACTCCGTGTGGGTGCACGGCGCGGTCCACGAGCCGGGTCCGGGGCTCGACGCGGGACGCATGTCACCTCGTCTCTACCAGGAGGTGCGCAAGGACCTCGCCAGGTACGCCCCGGTCGAGGTCACGCGCTCGGCGTTCCGCCGGGCCTCGCACGCGTACGTCGGGGTGATCGACTCGCGCGGCACACCCTACTACTTCGCGCTCGACTCGCGCGGCGTGTCAGTGCGCGAGGCGCCCGGCGACGCCGCCTGGAAGGCGTTCGAGCGCCTGGCCGGCGACGAGCTCGCCGCCGCGGTGCGCGAGCGCCGCGCGGAGGCGGGCAGGGAGGTGCGGGCGATGGGCGCCGAGCTCGCGGCGCCGCTCGTCGTCACGAAGGGCCTCAAGTACGGGAAGAAGCTCGACTGGGAGCACAACGTCCCGCACTCGAGCTGGTGGAGGAAACCTCCTCGGACCAAGAAGACCAAGGCCGGAGACCCAGGCCATGAGTCTGCCGAGTCTGCTGAGGCCGACGCGGTCGACAAGTCCGACGTCCTGGTGGTCGTCGATCACGTCATCAAGGCGCTGCCGCGCGGCGGCAAGGAGGAGGAGGCCAAGAAGACGCCGAGCCATAAGGCGTCGAAGAAGAAGGGCGGCCGGGGCGGGAAGACGCGGTACTCGTACCCGGGCGAGGGCAAGTCGGGCGGCGCTCGAGGGTCGGGCGGCCAGGTGCCGCTCGTGGTCGAGCACGACGACACGCGGAACGCGGACCCCGCAGAGCTCGCCAACCAGCTCGGCGTGTCGGTGCGCACGCTGCAGCACGTCGCGCGCCGGCTCGGGAGCGACGACTTCTCCGCGTTCATGCGCGCGCGCCTCAAGCGGTTCGCCGCGAAGCACCGGCTGGACCCCGACTACTGGGGGACCCTGTACTCGGTCCTGGTCGCGACGCCCGGCGAGCCCGTCGCCAAGAGCAACGATGCGGCGGCGTGGAAGGAGTTCGGCGACGACGTCAACCGGGTCGCCGCCGCGGTGCCCGAGGGTCACCGCGAGCGGTTCGGCGACCGCAAGGTGTTCATCCACCACGTCCACGACGAGATGAAGCGCCGCGGCCTGTATTCGGGCGACCTGGACCAGTTCAAGCAGCACGTCGCCGCCGCCCACCAGAAGAGGTACGTGGTGCTGTCGCGCGCGGACCTCGTGGCGGCGATGGACCCGCGGTCGGTCGCCCGCGCCGAGACCAAGCTCGACAACGCCAGGTTCCACTTCGTGTCCGGTGCCCAGCACGACCCGGCGGCGCTGAAGAAGCTGGACGCCGCGACCGCGGCCCGCAGCGCCCCAGCCCCGGCGGCCTCCACGCCGGCCGCGGCCGGCCGGGTGAGGTCGAAGCCCGCCAAGAAGGCCGGGCCGCTCTACGACGCGGCGCACGCGGCGTCGCAGGAGGCTGTCGAGGCGACGGCCCACGCCAACAAGACGCGGACGCCGGACGCGCACCTCGTCGCGATGGCCGCCCACCACCAGGCAGGAGCCGCGCACCAGAAGGCATCGGGCAGGACCAGCGATAAGGCCGCGCTCCGCCATTTCGAGCAGTCGACATCCCACCTGCACGCGTCGAAGGCGACGCCATGATCGTTGGCCTGGCGCTTCTGGACCCCCTGCTGGTAGGGTAGTCGGCAGATGTCAGGATCAGACACCGCGGGGAAGTCGTTCCAAGTGCACGGCCCATTCGCAGGTCCTCAGCACATCTACCCGACGGAGAAGAGGGCTAACACGGCGGCGCGCAAGCTGGACGCGCACCTCCCCAAGCCGGGCACCTCCGAGCATGAATTCCACGTGAAGATGTATGGGCCGGCCGCCCACACGGTGAAACCGGCGACGGCCTCGAAAGGGCTCAAGTCATTCCGGCTGGTCTCGCTCGACGACTACTACGACGAGGTCACCAAGGCCGATCCGGCCGCTCCTCCGGCGCCGCCCGGCCCGCCGGCGAAGACCCCGCGCCGCCTCCAGAGGCCGAGCGTGACCCCGACGACGCGGATGAAGCCGATCTCCGATGAGGAGGCGATGACGCGCCTCCGCGGGGGCAACCGGGAGACGTTTGGGCACCGCGAGAACTCCCAGAAGGCGCTCGCGACCGGGTACTCCAAGGTGTCTGGCGGCGGCGCGCTCAGGGCCCCGAACAGGGGTGACCTCGACCTCAACCTGAGCGTCGAGGACCTCAACCGCGCGGTCCCGCGGTCCCGCGCCGCCCGGCCGACCACCTCGAGCTCCAAGTCGCCGAGGGCGGTCGACTCCGGCGGCGCCGCCGAGCTCTCGCTCAGCCTGGACGTCGGCGACGCTTTCACGAAAGGAAACACCGTGGCGAAGACTGATTTCAACGACCTGTTCAAGTCCGAGCTCGGCATCCCCGCCGACGAGGTCCTGTGCGCCTGCCCGCACTGCGAGGCGCCGATCACCAAGAGCGACCTCGAGAAGGGCCACAAGGGCAAGGGCGCGACGACGCACCAGTCCGGCCCGAAGCACGGCAAGAGCAGCGCGCACGTCCGCGACCACAACCCGGAGGGCGGGACGATGCGCGGCGGAGACGGCCGCGGCGTTCACACCCCGAGCCGAGGGGTGCCGGGCGCCAAGAAGACCGACGAGGTCCACGTCCAGACGACCGGGCGACACAAGGGCAAGCTCCATGGGGTCTCCAAGGCTGTTCCTCCCGCCGTCGACGACGAGAGCAGCGACGACGCCTCGAGCGACCACGGGTCGGACGAGGCCGTGAGCAAGGCGGAGCCCAAGCGGATGGTCACGATCCGCGGCACCGAGTTCGTGAGGTACATCGACGACGGGTCGGACGCCGCGCTGGCCAAGGCGATCAGCGAGGGCACCCTCGGAGGGACCCCGCCGACGCAGCCGCTCGACCTGAACAACGACATGACGCGGCTCCTGGTCTGATTCGTGGCAGGTCGCGGCGAGCCGGCCGGCGGCGACGCGGGGCTCGGCGCGGCGGCGCAGCTCCACTTCCGCGTCCGCCCGTCGAGGTACATGGCGGTGAGGGACGTCGTCGACCGCGTGGTGTCGGCGTATGACGAGCGGGTCGCCATGATCGTCGACGAGGTCGTCGGCGTGCTCGGGCGGCCGGACCGAGATCCGGGGTCGACCAGGCTGGTCGTCGTGGCCGGTCCTGAGCTCGTCGAGAAGGCGGCGAAGGCGCCGTTCCGACCGGGGAGCCGCGGCGGGAAGTGGTACCGGGACTCCAAGGGGAACATCCGCTACGGGGACCCGCCGGAGGGGCGGTACATGGGCGACGCGCCGGACGCGTCGCCGATGCCGCACCTCGACCACCTCAGGCCCGGGCCCTTCATGGGAGCGTTCGGCAACGACCGGGCTCTGGTTGGCTTCCTGGCGGGTCAGGGCGCCGCGGGCGGGTTCTCCGACGGCGACCTCAGGTTCCTCAGCGCGTGGTACGGGACCGAGGAGGACGGCGGCGCGCTGTTCGACGCGTTCATGGAGTGCGCCGGGCTCACCCCGGAGGACCTGGACGGCGGGGTGGTGAACCTCCGCTTTGGCGCCCAGCAGCTCACGTACGAGGAGGCGGTGTTCGAGTTCTTCGCCGCGCAGGGTCCGCTGTTCATGGGCGACGACTCGTCGTCCGAAGCTGCGGTTGGTGAGTGGCACCGCGTCCTCAACGACGAGATCAAGCCGCTGTTGGACGGCGTGTTCGTCAAGTACGAGGAGGCCAAGCGGGACCCCGAGGTGCAGCAGCGGTTCAAGGACGACGCGACCCGGCGCCGGCGCCGGTTCTTCGCCAACGCCCGCCGCCGCGCGCCCGACCTGGCGGGGTTCGACGACCTGGTCGTCGGGGACTGGAAGCCCGACAGGCAGGTCGACGCCGCGGTGGTCGGGCTCGAGGTCCTCGGCCTGACCACCCGCCGCTCTGGGGTCGAGCGCCACGCGTACGTCCACGGGCGACCCCACCTTCGTCAGGCGGTGATGCTGGACGGCCGCCTGCTCTCCGACGGCTCGGATGGCCCGCTGATGAGCGCCAGGGACAAGCTGCCGTCGCTGCCGACGCCGCACCTGATGCTGGTCTACGTCGCGTCCGAGCTGAACCACAGGTGGGACCCTCACACCAGGTCGTTCTCCACGGAGAAGCAGGCCGAGGTCGGGAGCGGCGCGCTCGGCGAGGCCGTCCTCGCCGCCCTGGCCGCCAAGGGCCCTCGGTGGGCCGAGGTGGTCGGCCCGGTCTCCGCCCGGCTCCACGCGCTGGTCGACGGCGTGGTGACCAGGCTCAACGCCGTGAACTCGCGCGAGGGTTACCCGGACAAGCACGCCCCGGTGCCGGGGAGGAGGGCGTCGTGACCGCAGGGCCGTTCATCCTCGAGCTCGACGACTCGGGTGGCGCGCCGACGCTGCACGTGCTGACCCCGCAGTCGGTGCTCGTCGTCCTCGGTCCTCGGGACCTCGAGAAGAAGCTCCGGGCGTTCGCCGACCCGATCAAGAACGAGGTCGTCGTGAACTCACCCGCCGGCAGGAGGTGGTACGTCGAGAAGATCCTGCCCGCGCTCCGGTTCTACTGCGGCAAGTACGGCGCCGAGGTCCCCGGGTGGCTGGTCGGCAACAACCACTGGGAGGGGATGTCGGGAGACGAGCAGGAGCACCTGTTCGGTCCGGGCGAGCTCCGGCTGCGCGAGTTCACGCCGGCGAACTGCGCGGACATCGCCGTCGTCCGCGATGAGCCGGACGCCGGAGGACCTCAGTGACCAGGCGATCGGTGTCGTCGTCTCAGCGTCGCCGGGTCCGCCAGGCGATCCTGGACGGGCACCTCGCGTTCGTCGCCGAGGTGTTCGGGTCGACCGCGATCGACAAGGAGGACTACGACCGCCTGCGGGCGGCCGGCAAGATCCGGGACGAGAGGCTCATGCCCGAGGACGCCGCCGCGGCCGGCCACGCGATCGGGGCGATGACCGGCCACGCGATCGTGGACGCGTCGTCCGCTTCCGGGGTCCGGGCGGACGACCCAAGGCCGCTGCTGGCCGACCCGGCCGCGTTCTGGCGCCACCTGCGCAGCGACCCGCAGGTCGTCACGGAGGTGGAGCGCGAGGCCGTCGCGCTGCTGCGCGCCCGGGTCGCCCAGCACGTTCGCGGGCTCGGCGACAAGCTCGACGCCGCCGTCGGTCGGATCCTGGTCGCCGCGGCCGACGACGACCGGCGGCGCCGCCTGGTCAGCCCCGGGGCTGAGGGTCCGCCTGGCGGCCACGACGTGGTCGTGTCGAGGATCCGCGACGAGGCGACCGCGCTCCGCCGGGACTGGCTCCGCATCGCGCACACCGAGCTGCACAACGCGGTCGAGGAGGCGAAGGCCGCCGTCCTGGCGACCAGGTCCCGGCCTCGGGACCCTCGGGTGTTCAAGCGCCCGCACCACGACGCGTGCGCGTTCTGCCGGACCTTGTACCTGAGGCCGGACGGCGTGACGCCGCGCGTGTTCAAGCTGAGCGCCCTGCTCGGGAACGGCAGCAACGTCGGTCGCCGCGCGGGTCGGCCGTCGCGCACCGAGTGGAAGGCCGTGGTCGGTGCGGCTCATCCGCACTGCCAATGTGAACTGTTCGCACTGGCTGCGGGTATGGGTTTCGACGCCGGGGGCCACATGGTGTACGTTGGAGCCAAGAAGTCGCTGTCGATCGAGGTCGAGCTCGCCGACAACGCTTCTCTCCACCACGTCTGCGAGGAGCGATAAATGGCCCGCATCTCAGGAACCGTGTCCCGCAACGTCCCGCTTGACCCTGTGATCGGCCGGCCGCTGACCCTCTCCGGGACGTTCGACACCTACGTGTCGGCGAGCGAGCTCACCCGGGTTACGCCGACCCTCGACCAGCTCATCGCGAGCGGGATCTTGACGAAGCACACCCGGTCGATCGAGGACGGCGGCCTGATCGCGTCGGCGTCCGCCCCGATCGTCGACACGCCGAACACGTCGGGCGTCGCCTCGCCGGCCCCGCTGCAGGCCCTCCCGTTCGCCATCCCCGACGCTGCTGCCACGTACACCTACACGGCGCAGAAGTCGTTCGAGCTCGTGGACGCCATCGTCCACAAGATCGGCGCCGGCGTCGGCACGACCTACCAGCTTCAGGACGGCGCTGGGGCGGCCATCACCGACGCGATGTCCGGCACCACGGACAAGGCGCCGACTCGCATGGGGTCCATCGACCGAGCCAAGAACCTGGTCGCCGCGGGCGCCACCTTCAAGATCGTGGTGGCGAAGACCAGCGGCTCCGCCGCGGCCGAGCTGATCGCCCTCGTCATCCTGCGGTGAGCGAGTTCTCCTCCCTCGTCACGCGGGAGAAGCCGCGTGAGCTGGGCCCGGCTCCCGGCGGCAAGAGCGGGGCGCTGCTCGCGACGTACGAGGGCGGGGTCCGCGCGATCGTGAAGGTGGTGAAGAGCAGGCTGCCCAGCGGGCACCACAAGCAGCGCGGGGTCCCGGCCGCGCTGCACCCGCTGCGCGAGGTCGCGTACTATGAGCTCGACCAGATGCTCGGCTACGGGCTGGTTCCGGAGACGGCGCTGACCAGCAAGGCGGTGCCTGGACGCCAGGCGTCCGCCCAGCTGTTCATCCCGGCGCTCCACCTGGACGACCTGCAGCCGTCGCTCGCGGACACGGACGCTGAGGACTGGGGCGACCGCCTCGTCGAGGCGTGCGTGCGGGTCCCGAAGGTGTTCTGGAAGCGCCTCCTCGTCCTCGACGTCATCGGCGGCGTCCGGGACAGGCACGCGAACAACGTCGGGGTCCTCATGCGCGTCGTCGACGACCACCCCGCGTACCGCCCCGTCGCGTGGGACAACGCAGTGTCGTTCGGTAAGACGTTTGACAGGTACCACAATGTCTTTCACAAGTACCTGTTCAGGAGGTCTGTTGACCTCGGTGATGAGTGGGTGAAACTAGATAGGTTGACTAGAGCTGACCTCAGGTTCGCTGTTGGAGAACTGGTCAACGGTGACGACATCGAGCACGCGTTCAAGCGCGCCAGGTTCTTCTGCGACTACCCGTATAGACTGCCGTGGAAGGTCTGCAGCGACGGTCGCGACGGTTCGCGTGATTTCCCGGACTACAGGGCGTACTTCGAGCCCTCCAGGGAGGGCCCCCTGCACATGTCTCGAGTTGCGATCTGAAATTCGTGTATATTCGGTGAGTGGTGACTCGAGATGCATGAACGCAGTCACGTCGAGCGGCTCCTGGAGAACGACGACTTCCTCGTCTGGTCTCCCGTCGACGCGACGCTGATAAAGAAGGCCGCCGCGGCCGGCGTCGATGTCGAGGTGGTCCGGCCGATCGGGGGCCACTGTTCGACCGAGGGGATCGACCGCCAGGACGAGGTGGTGGTCGCCCGGGGCCTCGACTTCAGCGAGTTCGTGGCGTTCGGCTACTTCAACGACAATCACCGCCAGGACACCGCCTCGGTCCTCGGCTACCCGCGGGTCGCCCGCCTGGAGAAGTCCGGGTCGCGGTGGTGGACGGAGGGCAATCTCCTGGTCGGGTATCCGCCGGCGGACCGCGTGTGGGAGCTCGCCAAGGCGCTCGCCAAGTCCAAGGCCCCCAGGAACCTCGGTTTCAGCATCGAGGGCAAGGTCCTGGAGCGCGACGGCGGCAACCGCATCGTCCGCGCGAAGGTCAGGAACGTCGCCATCACCAACGCGCCGGTGAACACCGACTGCTCGTGGCGGATCCTGTCCAAGGCGTTCTCTACGGTCGAGCTGGTGTCGAAGGCCCTGGTGAAGAGTCAGGCGATGGTGCAGAGTCAGGGGGCCACCGCGTCCGGGCACCACCGAGTGAGCAGCATCGTCCACCGCCGCAACGACGACCTCAGCTTCCGCGAGGCGGTCGACCGCGTGCGGAGGATCCACCCGAACTTCAGTCGAGGCACCTGCGAGCAGGTCGTCCGCTTCGCGGCGAGCCGCTAAGGAGAACGAGAGATGGGAGCCACCAAGAACCTGTTCTCACCGCGGCCGTGGGCGAGCAAGCACGACCCGAACCTCCACTCGGGCATCGTCCCGGTGACCGGGACGGCCGTGGTTGACCTCGGGATCGGCCACAACAACTTCGTCCCGACCGTCGCCCTGCAGGCCGGGACGGCCACGCTTGCGAACGCCGCATCCGAGCAGTCGTGGGCCTACGGCCCGCAGCTGGGGCAGTTCACGATCTTCACCTGGAAGGCGACCGCCGCCGGGACCACCACACTCATCGCGGCCACCGCGGCGGTCAACGTGTCGTTCGTCGTCGTCGTCGACGCCTCGGCGTGACTCAGAGGAGAGCTCCATGGGACAGAACAGCGCAATCCCGAACTTCGCCAACGTCAACCTCGCCAAGGTGAACCGGAACGAGACGTTCACCGTGCCGGACACCTTCCAGCAGGCGTCGCCGTCCGGGATCTCATCCGGGCTGTCGCCGTCGAACTTGTTCGACAGCAAGCGCACCGGGGTCGGCGGGTACATCTTCGCCGCTTACAGCGACGCGGCGGGACCTGCCACCGACGACTTCCAGTACCACCTCAACCCGGCCGACGTGGTCGCGGTCAGCAACGCTGCTCCGGCAGTCGTCAGCGTGAACGGCAACACCGTGTACACGATCACGAACACCAGCGTCGCTGGTGTCCTTCTCTACTACTCGTGAGCAGGGGAACCGACATGGGTAAGAAGCGGATCCCGGAGCCCAAGCTCCTCAAGGCCCTCGCCGAGCTGCAGGCCGCGGCCGGAGTCGAAGACGACGAGGATGACGACGACGTCGCCAAGGGCGACCCGCTCGAAGACGCGGACCCCGAGGGTGGCTTGTCAACCGAGGGGGAGCCGCTCTCGAGCGCCGCCCCGAGGGGCAAGTCGACCAAGAAGTCGGACCGGCGGTCGATGCCGTTCGGAGGGTCGTCGTCTTCGTCGTCCTCGAGCAGCGCGTCGTCCGACGACGAGAGCAGCGACGACGGTCCGCCCCGTCCGCCCAAGAAGGGCGCGAAGAAGGGTATCAAGAAGGCCGCGAAGGCGGCGTCGAGCTCGAGCTCGATGAGCAGCGACGACGAGAGCAGCGACGACGAGAGCAGCGACGACGAGAGCAGCGACGACGCCTCGAGCGACCACGGGTCGGACGACGCCGAGAAGTCGTTCCGCGAGGTCGCGGACGGCGACGAGACGATGCACAAGGCGATCGTCGTGAACGAGTTCATCGAGTCGATGGTCGACCAGCTGAGCATCGCCCTGAGCAGCACGGCGAAGAAGATCGCCAAGTCGATGCAGGCCATGGAGGAGCGGTTGAACGGTCGCATCGACCAGCTCGGGGCCGGCGTCGGCAAGAGCTTGTCCGGCCAGCAGGCGTTCAACGCGCGTCTGGCGAAGGCGGTCGCGGGGATCGGGAACATCGTCCAGGACGACCTGCTCGGCATGGCCGACCTCGTCAAGTCGATCGCCGACCAGCCCGCCCCGGCGGCGCGCGGGAAGGCAGTGCTCAGCAAGGGCGAGGTCAACCAGCCACCGTGGGGCGGGGCCAACGCCGACCAGAACATCATCGACGGGACCGGGGACTACATCACCGAGCTCCGCACGCTGCCGACGAGCACCATCAACGACTGGCTCTTCAAGAAGAGCGCGACCAACCAGCTCGACATGAACGTAGTACTGGCGTTCGAGGCCGACAAGTACAACCCCGAGGCGCTGCCCATGTCTGTGCGCAAAGCCCTCGTCAACGATCTCATCAAGTAGAAGCTCGTGTGTTCCAACTGTCACCGAGTTCGTACGAAGCAGCGTCGTCAGGGTAGTCCTGACCAGCGTGCGAGCACGAAAGCTCGTAAGTTAGGAGAATCATTGTGATTTCGATGAAGGACTACGAAGGTTATCAGGGCTTCGGGCAGCTCGCCCAGGTCGAGGTGGACGAGCTGTCCAAGGCGCTCTCCGCCGGATACCAGAACCCGCCGGTCTCCGGCTCGAACGCGCTGCGCGTCGAGTCGCTCGAGCAGACGCTGCGGATCCTGACGTTCACCCAGGGCCACATCCAGTTCTGGCGGGACATCCCGAAGCAGGCGGCGTTCAGCACGGTCGAGGAGTACAACGTCCAGACGAGCTACGGCTCCGACGGCGGCATGTTCACCCGTGCCGGCGAGCTCCCGCAGGTGCAGGACGCGAGCTACGAGCGCCGCACCGCGCTGGTGAAGTACATCACCACGCAGCGCGAGGTCGACCACCCGACGACGCTCGTCCGGCCCGCCCACGGCAACGTGGTCGCGCAGGAGACGCAGAACGGTGGCGTCTGGATCCTGGAGCGCGTCGAGCGCGCGCTCTACACCGGCCGCATGGACGTGATCACCGAGGCGTGGGACGGCCTCGACCAGCAGATCCGGAGCGACCCGTCCGCGGCGAACACGTCGATCATCGACCTGCGCGGCGGCATCCTGACCGAGGACAACATCGAGGACGCCACCAACCGCGTCATCGAGAACTATGGCGTCCCGACCGACCTCTACGCTGCGCCGAAGGCGCTGAGCTCGATGGTCAAGGCGTTCTACCCGCGCGAGCGGTTCAACATGCCGGCGCCGGTCGACGGCACCGTCGGTATGAGCGTCAACAAGGTCAGGACCCAGGCCGGCCTGATCAACCTGAAGGGGAACATCTTCCTCCGCTCGGGTAAGAACAACTCGGTGAAGAACGCGCCGGTGAGCGCGAACTCGGTGCGCGCGCCGGTCGTCCCCAGCCTAGCGGTGGCCAACACGGCCGGCCCGATCGCGGCGTCGCTGTTCGGCACCGGCGACGTCGGCCTGTGGCGCTACAAGGTCACGGCCGTCAACCGATTCGGTGAGAGCGCGGCGAGTGCGACGGCGTCCGCGTCGATCGCGGCGTCCGGCGACGAGCTCACCCTCACGATCACGAACAACGCCGACAGCTCGGACGTGACGACCGGCTACAACATCTACCGCGTGCCCGCGGTGGCCGGCTCGGCCGGAACCGAGCAGTTCATGCTCCAGGTGCCCCGCATCGCCGGCGCCGCGACCACCACGTTCGTCGACGCTAACCGCTTCCTGCCGAACACGAGCCGCGCGTACCTGAAGCAGATGAACCTCCAGGCGATCAGCTTCAGGCAGCTGGCGCCGATGATGAAGATTCCGCTCGCCACCATCGCCTTGAGCATCCGCTGGGCTATGCTCCTATATGGAATGCCCGTCGTTTACGCGGTCAAAAAGTTCAATATTTTCGACAACGTGGGCGACGAGTAGCGAGCGTAATCCCGCAGGACTGAAGGAGCCCACATGGCGAACGTGACAGCGAAGCTCAGGGTCCTGGACATGCGCGGCGAGACCACCAACACCAGGTGGGGCTCCGTCACGTTCGACGCGGCCGGCCTGGCGGAGGTGGAGGTGCCGGAGGAGGAGCTGGAGATGCTGCGGAGCTGCAGGCCGTTCTCATGGCTCGCGTCGGACCACGGCCCGGCGCAGGCGGACGCGGGTGGAGTCGAGTCACCGGCCGCCGAGCCGCTCGCGCCGGCGGTCGCCGACGACGGCAAGGGTAAGGTCCAGCAGTCGAAGCGGAGGTAGGGCTGTGGTGACCTCCCCGAGGAACGCGTCGAACATGCCCGCGACCGCGACGGCCAGCGTGCGGCAGACGTCGTCGAGGTTCAGCGCGCTGATGTCGCTCGACGACCTGGACGGCGAGTACCTGCTCGACAACTACCTCACCGGGTTCAGGTTCGAGGGCGCGGATGGGCAGGAGCTGTCGCCGATCTTCTACGACGAGAAGATCGCGAACGCGATCGCGAAGCTCGAGGAGATCACCGGGATCGACGTCCTGGAACGCGACGTGGTGTCGGAGAAGCACGACTACCACACCACCGACTACATGAACTACGCGTACGTCCAGCTGTTCCGGATCCCCTGCCAGAGCGTCTCCGAGGTGCGCGCGGTGTACCCGACCGGCCAGACGATCCAGGTGTTCCCGTCCCAGTGGGTGCGCCTGACCGTCGAGCACAGCCAGTTCCACCTCGTGCCGACCAGCGGGTCGCTCGCGCAGGTCCTGCTCGGCGGCGGCAACGGGTACCTGCCGTTCATCTTCTCCGGCCTGTCGTACCTCCCCGGGCTGTGGGAGGTCGACTACGTCTCCGGCTTCGCGCCGGACGCGGTCCCGCGCGAGGTCGCGGCGGTGATCTGCAAGCTGGCCTCGATTGAGGTCCTGACCCTCATGAGCGACCTCGTCGGCCCGCTCGGGGTGGCGTCGACGAGCATGGGCATCGACGGCATGTCGCAGTCGATGGCCCGCCAGCTCCCCGCGTTCAAGGCGCGCATCGACGCGTACAAGGTCGACCTCGGGCTGCCGGGGCCGACCCTCGGCGTCGACCCGAAGTACGGCGGCGGCGAGATCGCGCAGCTCCGCCGCAACTACGTCGGCCTGGTGGCCGCGTCGGTCTAGCCCGCGTGCCTGGGCCTGGGTCTCGCCGCGGGTCGGTGACGAGGGCCGGCGGCGTCCTCCGCGGCGGCGCGCGCACCTCGCTGCCGTCGCCGGCGGGCGAGTGGGGTCCGCAGTGGCGGGACAGCGTGGTCGACTTCGACCGCGACCAGTTCACCCGGTACATCGACGACAAGGGGTACTTGATCACCTGGGAGAAGGCGGTGCTCTGCCCGAACGTCCCGGGCACCGGCCTGTCGCCGCGCGACCACGCGATCGGGTGCCCGGTCTGCGGCGGCGCCGGGTTCGTGTACGTCGACCCGATCCCGACGAAGATGCTCATGCAGGGCGTCAAGCTCAGCCAGAGCTTCTACGCGTACGGGCGGTGGGACTCGGGCGGGATGCTCGTCACCGCCGAGCCCGAGTTCGCCCTCGACTGCTACGACCGCCTGACGCTCGGGAACGGGGTCGGCCGGTTCACGCAGCGCGTCGTCCGCCTGCGCTCGGCAGCGGCGGACGTGCTGAAGTACGCGCCGCTGTGCTTCCACTACGTCGCCTGGGTGGGCCGCTCCGGCGGCCTCATCCGGTTCCAGGCGGGCGTCGACTTCAGGGTATCCGCCGACGGGTCGTCGATCGAGTGGCCCGGCGCGGTCCAGCCCGACGCCGGGAGCTTCTACTCGGTGTGCTACGACTACCGACCCCGGTACGTCGTGACCGACCTCCTCCACCAGCACCGCGACTCGACCATCGAGGGCAACCACTACCAGTTCCCGGTCCAGGTCGTCGCCAAGCTCGACTACCTGGTCAGAAACGAGGGCGCAGATGCGCGTCAAGTTGTCGACACGAGTCCCTTCGAGTAGCGGCGGCGTCCTGGCGCGGAAGGCGTCCGCGGCGTTCGCGGCGGCCGTCGCATCCGCTGGGCCCAGGGTCGCGGCGATCGTCCGGGACCGGGCCGCGACGGCCGTTGGCAAGCTCGCCCCGGAGTTCGCCCGGCGCTACAAGGCCGCCCTGGCGGCCCCTGGCGCCGTGACCTTGACTGAGAAGGCGGTCACGATCGAGACGGCAGACCCCGTGGTCGTGGTGGTCGAGCGCGGCCGACAGGGGTGGGACATGAAGCCGGCGCTGCTCGCGCACGGCAAGCCGTCCAAGGACGGCGGGATGTACGTGGACATCCCGATGACCCACAAGCCAGGCTCAGTCCCGCAGGCGACTCGCACCGCGGGACGCCGGGCCGCGCGGAGCATCGGCGGCGTCGGCACGGTCAGGTTGCCGAGGACCACGCCCGGCAGGTCGTTCGAGCGCGCGGTCCACCGCGGCTCACTCGCCCAGGCGCTCGGGATCGGTCCGAAGAGGCAGAGCGTGCAGCACAAGCGCGGCGTCCACGACGACGTGATCCGCAGGTCCCGCCGAGGGCCGGGTGGCGGGACGCTGGTGCGGTACACCACCATCCGCCGGATATCGACGCGCAGCCCGGCCTCGGCGTGGTGGCACCCGGGGTTCAAGGCCCGCCGCGTCCTCGACGACGTGCTGCCCGGCGCGCGCCGCGACATCGCCGCCGCGCTCCGGGCGGCGGTGACCGAGGTGAGGGGCGCCCGGTGATCGGCCCGGACGACCCGGTCGCCGACCCGAACAAGAACTTCGCGGTGCCGACGACCCGCGGCCTCGGCCTCCGCATCCCGGAGTTCGCCATCCGGCAGCTGATCGGGTGGGGCCTCGGCGAGATCAGGTCGAGGATCAACACGCCGGACGACGTCGTGGAACACCTGTTCGCGATGGTCCCGCCTGCCGTGAGGGACCAGCTCAGGCAGTGGCTCTTGCACAACGAGAACATCTACCTGGACGTCAGCTGGCCGCGGGACCCGGTGCACACCGCGCTGATCGTCGTCGAGCCACAGTCGGAGGAGGAGGACACCGGGAACGCGTTCCTCAACGACTCGGTCGGCACGGTGGACCGCGGGAGGCTCGGCGACCAGGTCCCAACCGAGGCGCCGGCGTATGGCATCCCGGAGACCAGGACGACGAGCATCTACGTAGCGTCTGACGACGACCGGCTGACGCTGTTCTTGTACAACATAGTGAAGTACATCCTTGTACATAACAAGATGGCACTTACTAAGTTCTACGACGTGCACAATCTGTCGATCTCTGGAGGGGTGTTGGAGAAAGACTCCGACAAGCTCCCGCAGTTCGTCTACTACCGGGTGCTGCAGGCGCGGTACATGACGATCTTCGACTTCGACGGGAGCGCCAGCGGTCCGGTCATCGTCAATATCGCCCTCGACTTCGCGAGGTTCGTCGACGGCGTGGAGTCCGACACCACCGTGTACCCGCCGGCTGGTTGACTCTCGAGCTCCGGCAGACCCAAAATGGGCTGCGCGGGCCCCCTCGTTTGAGGGTAAGATGCACCCCAACCTCATGCCGCAGGACATCGACGACAAGGAAGTCAAGGCCACGGTCGGCAGGACGTACCGCGGCGAGGCCGCACCTCCGATCACTACGCCGGAGGCGGTCGCCGCGCGCTGGCAGGCGAGCAGGGTGCACGCGAGCAAGCCCGGCGCTGTGGCGCTCGGCGACTACTTCGTCATCCGCGGACACAACGACCCGATCCTCCAGGCGAGCATGCTCGCCTACACGGACGTCCGCGTCGCCCCGGTCGAGGACTTCGACGCCATCTTCGCCAGGCACCATGACTCTTCGTCCCCAGCCATCTGAGACCGAGGAGAAGAAATGACGATACAAGTTCTTTTTAATGGTCAGCAGATCGTGCGACCAGGTGCCTACACGCAGATCGACGCATCTCAGTTCCAGAGCACGGTCCTGCAGGGGCTCGGCATCGTCGCCCTGATCGGGGAGGCGGACCAGGGCACTCCGAGGACCGCGCTGTCCTTCTTGACCGCCGCGGACGTCAGGAAGACCTACGTGTCCGGGGACCTCGTCGAGGCTGCGGCGATGGTCGCCGACCCCAGCGGCGACCCGCGCATCCCGACCGGGGCGCAGCAGATCGTCTGCTACAAGGTCAACGGGTCGACGCGCTCGACGCTGACGAGCGCCCCGTTCACGTTCACGAGCCTGCAGTGGGGCGTGCTCCAGAACAACATCACGGTGGCGATCGCGGTGGCGTCCGGGTTCATCATCACGATCAGCAACCTCGACGCGTTCGGCAACCTCATCACCGAGGTCACGCAGACGGCCGTCGGAGGGACCGGCAAGTTCACCATCCAGTACACCGGGGCCGGCTCGGCGGCGACGTTGACGACCAACGCCACGTCCCTGACGACGAACGTCACCGCCGCCGCGGCGGACAACCTGTCCCTCAACTACTCCGACTACCCGACGCTGTCCCTGCTGCTGCAGGCGATCTCCGCCACCGGCAAGTACACGGTGGTCACGCTGGCCACCAACACCAACAGCTTCGCGTCGAGCCAGCTCGACGGCGTCACCGCCGTCGACATCAAGACATCCGCGACCAGCGTGTTCGCGAAGAACGCGGACGTCGCGAACTGGATCAACGCGAACAGCCAGCAGGTCAGCGCGACGTTCACCGCCGGGGCGACGGCGTTCACCGGACCGCTGGCCGCGACCCAGCTCACGGGCGGCACGCGCGGCACGAGCGCGAACGCCGACTGGACGACCGGGTTCACCGCGCTGTCGAGCGTCCGGGTCAACCAGACGGTCCCGCTCGCCTCGGCGGACGCGGTCACCGCCCAAGGGGCGTTCACGATCGCGTCGATCATGGCAGCGCTCACCGCGTACGCCAAGCAGGCGAGCAGCACAGCCGGCCAGAACGAGGTCCAGGCGTGGGCCGGGGTCTCCCAGACCAAGAGCGTCCTCACCACGACGGCGAACACCCAGAACAGCGAGCACCTCGTCCTGTTCGGGGAGAGGGTCTCGCGCACCGCCGCCGTCGGCGGGACGACGTACGTCGGCGGCGCGCTGCTGCGGTACACGGCCGGCCAGGTCATCTTCTTCCCGGAGTGGGCGGCGGCGTGCGTCGCCGCGGGGATGCGGTGCGGCGCGCCGCTCGGCGAGCCACTCACCTGGAAGTACGCCAACGTCACAGGCGTCAGCTCGGACACCTCGTGGTCGGAGCAGAGCAACAGCGACGTCGTCTCGCTGGAGCTGAACGGCGTGGCCGTGCTCAACACGGTCCGGGGTCGAGGGTTCCGCTTCGACAAGATGATCACCACGTACACGCGGGCGAACAACGACGCGTACACCGAGGAGACCATCGTCCAGATCTGGAAGCTGGTTGCGTTCAACCTCCGGCAGGCGCTGCAGGACGCGTTCGTCGGCCGCGGCGGCTCACTGCAGCGGGTCTCGACGGTCCCGACGGTCGTCGCCTCGGTCATGCAGCCGCTCAAGGACGCCCAGGTCATCACCGACAGCGTCGTCGGCGGCCAGCGCCTAAACGCGTGGCGCAAGGTCAGCTGGTCCCTCAGCGGAGACCAGCTCACGGTGAACGTGACCGTTACCCCGACCCCAGGGATCAACTACGTGCTCGGCACGATCGTCCTCGTACCCGCCCAGATCAGCGGGGCGGCGGCCTAGGAAAAGGAGCTGGCAGATGGCACGCACCGCACTTCCACAAGGGCAGGGGACTCGCGTCTGGTCCGGCGCGAGGAGCTTGTTCATCTTCAACGGGGAGACCGTCGGCTTCGCCAACGGCGTCTCCGGCTCGGAGGAGATCCAGTACGAGCCCGTCGAGATCCTCGACCACCTCAAGGTGATCGAGTTCGTGCCCGTCGGGTACCGGGCCACGCTCAACGCGCAGATGTTCCGCACCGTGTCGCAGGGTGCATCGGACGACGTCAACGCGCCGGGCAGCATCAAGCAGCAGCAGATCTTACCGAAGTTCGACGACATCTTCCGCATCCAAGGGGTCGACGCGGTCCTGCAAGACGACCCGAGGATCAGCGGTAAGGCGCTGCACCAGTTCCAGGGCGTGAAGACCTCGAGCTACAACTTCAACGTCACGCCGCGCGGGATCGTCGGGCAGAACGTCGGCTTCGTGACGATCGGCGCGCTGGACGAGTCCGAGATCCAGCCGTGACGAAGCAAGAGCAGCCGGACGACAAGTCGATCGACATCGTCGACGCGGCGGACGACGGTAAGAAGACCGTCGCCTTCACGACGTCGTTCACCATGACCTGGAAGGACCGGGAGACCGAGGTTGTCAGGGTGGGGACCTTCACGGCGACGCGTCCTGGGCTCGGGACGCTCGGCAAGATCGCCGTGCTGAAGGCGAAGCTCGACGGCGGCGAGAAGATCGACCCGATGAACAGCTTCAGCCACCAGATGATCGCCGACCTGTACTACATCCTGACCGACGTCCCCGACTGGTGGAAGCCGGACGAGTTCTTCACCGCTGACCCACTGCGTGCAGTGTGGGACCACGTGGGGGCGTGGATCGATTCCTTTCGTAAGGTCCGCGCGGGCTGACGACTACCGCCTGCTGCGATCGGTCGCGGCGGCCAGGGTCCGCAACGAGTGGCTGCAGCGCTGGTGGTGCAAGAAGTACAACCGCCCCAGGAAGGATCCGCTGCTGGCCGACTACACCTTGGAGGAGCTGATGATCGAGTACCTGGAGGACGCGGTCGAGGCCGACCCGGCGGAGGAGTTCCCGCGGGACACCCGCGAGTCCGGCCGGTACGTCCACAGGACCGGCGACGCCACCTTCGACGGGTGGCAGGAGAGCGCGGCGCGCGGCGAGCCCATCGACTTCGACGAGGCGTTCGACGACCCGGACGCCCTCCGGCAGTTCGAGGCGATCAAGGCGGCCTCGCGCCGGCGCCACCAGGCCAAGGATGGTGAGTGATGGCGGACGACGTCAAGATCCAGCTCGGGATCGACGTGGAGGCGCTGCAGCGTAGCGCTGCGCAGGCCACGAACATCCTGACCCAGGCGTTCCAGGGTGGGATCGGCGCCAACGTGCTCGGCAACGGGCTGGCCCCGACGCAGGGCCCGTCGCAGCAGCAACAGGGGCCGAACAGCATCGCCGCGATCATCAACTCGCTCCAGCGGATCAACCAGACGCTCCTCGTCGGGTTCAACGCGATCGCCGGCGGCGTCTACCTCGGCGGCGGTGGAGGCGGTGGAGGTGGAGGAGCGGGAGGTGGTGGCGGTGGTATCGGGATGGGTGGTCCCGGCGGCGCGGCGAACCTCGCCCAAGCCGGACCAGGAGCCGGCGTTGGCGGCGGAGGGTTCGGCATCGCGTCTCAGATCCTCGGCCGCGCGGGCGACCTGGCGGGCGCCCTCATGCCGAGCTCCATGCGCATGTTCATGGGCGGGAAGTACAGCACGGACGTCATGGGGTTCGCGCACAACCTGGTCAGCCAGATCCCGATCGTAGGGAGGCTGCTCGGCGCGGTCACCGGGCCGTTCCACCAGGTGATGCAGCAGAACGACGAGTTCAAGAACATGCAGTACGAGACGTTCCGCGACTCCGGCGAGGACGCGATGGACACGTTCACGAACCTCTGGACCGACGACGACAAGAGGGAGAGGTTCGTCAAGCAGTACGGGTTCAGCCGCGGGGAGACGCAGCAGCTCGTCGGCTCCGGGTACCGCCGAGGCATCGGCGGAGGTCCCGGCAACAACGCCGCGATTGAGACGATCCTCAACATGCAGGGGCGTCTCGGGCTCGGCCAGGAGGCCGCCGAGACGATGGGTGGCCTGCGCCGCGGCGGCCTGAAGCCTGGGCAGGAGACGGAAGCCATGGCGTCCGCGATCGGCGTGGCCGTCGCGACCGGCCTGGAGCGCGGCCGGTGGAACGAGATGCTGTCGATGTGGCAGCGCGCGGCGCAGTCAAGCATAGACACCGACATCACGCTGAAAGGGGTAGTGTCGCAGCAGCAGGCCATCGGCAGCATGGGTGGCAGGTTCCTAGGCGACACGCCGGCCATGCAGTCGATGGACCAGGCGCTCCGAGGCGCGGCGAGCAACGACCAGTCCCCGCTGGCGCTCCGCGGAGCGATGCGGCTGACCGGCGGCGACTACTTCGGCTCGACCGCTCGGATGGCGCGCGCGGGTGAGAACCCTGATCCAGACCTCCAGGAGAATATCCTCGACCAGCTGATGAGCA